TCAGTCATCGTTCCGCACCTTCGGCTGCACCACTACGCGGGCGACCATGGATAGCCCGAACAGCGCCATGCCCAGCCACGTCACGGCGGTAGGCGGGAGCGCACGGGTGACAGCGGGCGGCATCATGTTCCACACAGCCAACACGCTGACGGGATCGACCTGCACCCATGCGAGGATAGCGAGGCCCATCGCGTTGAAGCGGATGCTCCACAGCTTCCACCAGGCACGCGCCTCGGGGACAAGGTGGTTATGAAACCAGTCTTTCATTTGTCATCCCTTCCGAGAAGCCTTTGCACGGTCGCGGTCTCGTAGATGCGGATTGCCGTCCAAATGATTGTGAGAAGCGCAGCAACCGCAGGAAGCAGGCTAGCTAGCGAACCAAGCAAGGTTGCTATGGACAAGACATCTCCTGCAATTTTGGCGGTTTCGGGCCAGTCGTGAAATGGGTCGCTCATGTCACCGCCTCACCACGCACGGGGCCTAGGATGCCGGGGGTCATTGGTAGAGATCCCAATTGGTCGGGTCAGAGACATAAGACTCGCACTCGTCCTCAGTCTTAGGCGGCGTCAGCCATTGGCTTGGCTGTCCAGTGGTGACAGTGCGGGTTTCCCAATCATAGAACTCGCGCGGGCCTGCGTTGCCAATGATCGACGTGCCGTCCACAAAGGTGAGAGCGCAGGCCGGGTTAAGCCGAAAATCACCCAGAAGCGGGTCGCCAAGGAAAAGCTGCGCTGCCTGTGCGGCGTCTAGCAGCACGCTATTGGTGTCGTATCCAGTCCCCGAACGCCAACCCGCCAGCGTGCCGTAATTGGTCGCGCCCCGTGACCAAAACTTGCCCGTAGCTCCATCAAGATTGACATAGACGTTGTAATCCACATTCAACCCAGCCCCCAGACGCACGTAGCGTGACGCCCCACTTTGGCTGATTATGATAATGTTGCCCCGAACGGTCGAACCTGCGGTCGCTGCCTCAAGGCGAAGGTTCCCGCCAAAAGGCCCCGCTCGCCAGAAGCAGTTGCGCTCAATCGTCGTCACGGCGGCGCTGGCAATGTCTATGGGATAGAACGCCGCAGGGCTTCCGCCTGTGCCGACATTCGCCGTCATGGCGCAATCAGTGATCGTCAGATTTGCGGCACGGGTGCTGTTTTTCTCAACCAACCCCGAGTTAACCGTTGTCCGAACATCGCGCAGCAAAGCGCGGCGCAGCGTGATTGATTCTCTCTGTCCACTCATGTTGACGGCAACACCCGCGCCGAGAAACACAAAGTCATCAAGAGTCAGATTTTTAACATCTGCCGAGACGCCGCCGCAGTTGTAAACAAGGAAGCCCTCCACCCGCAGTTCAGTATGAAGAACCGTCGAATTAGCGCTATGTGCATAAAGTGCAGGAAGGCCCGTAGTTCTTCCGTCAGGGAAAATGCCCATGCAGCGCCGCATTGTCGCCACAAGTCCGGTGGCATTCGGTGCGTAAAATGTGAAGGGAACTAGACCGCCATCAGCAAGAGCCACTCGCGCTAATTCCGCGTCGAAGGCAATCACATCTTCAAGTAAGCCGTCCGCGAAGACCATGTTGTGCTTGCCGCCGTAGCTAGAAAGCACCCGGCGCAGCGTCGGGTTGCGAGCCGTGCCACTCGCGCCGATAGAGCCGTATTCAGAAGCCCCGCGCTTAACGTGCACGCCCTCAACCGTCACATTGTTCTGACTGCCAAGATTGATGCAGTAGCTACGCTTGGAGAACTCGTAGGTCTTGCCGTCGCTTGTCGGATTGGTCGAGCCAAACGGATGCACGTAGGCGAGGCGCGGCGTCAGCGGATTGGAGTTGCTGATGTAGGGCGACGGCAGGAAAAAGCTTCCGGGTGTGGCCGCAGTCGCCGCAACAGTGGTGCGCCGGATCAGCCATTGCCCATTTTCCCAAAGCATGATGCTGTCATTGTTGCCCACGGCGTCGGTCGGATCGCCTGTCAGGCTAACTTCATAGACCACCCCGCCCGCGTCGGCGTGGGCCGAAAGGGTGAAATTGCCGGATGGTATTACGTCCGCGCCATCCAGAACTGGCACCCTGTCCTGACCATAACTGGCGTAGCGGCGCACATTGGTAGTGGGCGAAAGCCGCTCGCGCCATTCAGATTCACGGGCGAGGCCAAGAGACTGCCCGCTCCCCAGCACAGCAGAAGCAGCGGCAAGCGTTTCAAACGCCTCGGCTGCCGACTTCCCGTCATTCGCATCATCACCATTCACGCTATCGGCGTAGTAGCTGAACGCCACACCCCGCGCGGTCGTGAAGCCGAGGCCGAGGCCCCCACCCATACGTGTTTGCATATCGCTGTTCCTGGTGTAGTGTGGAGTCGCATGAAGGAGTTCGACAAGCTCGCCCCGCGCAAGATTGAGCGCGAAGAAGAACATGCCGCCTATCGACGCGGCTACCGTGAGGGCGTGGACGTTACGATGTGGGCCGCGTTCTTCATGGTCAGCGGGATACTAATTGGGGGTCACTTACTCGGGTTTTTCTAACGATATTCCCGATTGCCCGCGACTGAGGCACCGCCAAGCAGCCCCCCGAAAATCCGCCCACCGCGCATCGCAGCCTCTTCCGCCGCCTGTTCCGTCAGCGTCTTGAACTGCTGACCGCCTAGCGCAGTCAGAAGCGCGTCAGTTGCGGCCTGATCGGCACGGCTAGTGGCGATGTTACGCCCGACAGTACCAGCGCCAGCGGCCAGCAGGCCAAGCGGAACGCCGACTGCGGGGCCACCAGCCATGTTGCCGAGCAATCCCGCCGCGCCGCCGCCCACTGCCATTGACATGGGGCTAGTCGGTGCGAACCTGCCAACACTACGCGCCACGTTGGACAGCGTATCACCGCGCGCCACCTTCTCGATTGCGCCCGTCACTTCGTCGTCAAAACTGTTGGTGCCACGAATGGTGGAGCGGTCGAGATTGCGGAACTGACCGCGCAAGGCGTTTTCTCGGCCCGACTGCGTAAGGCGAGGAGCGTCCGCATCTGCCAGCTTGATCGCCTTTTCGATCTGCTGCCCCTGAAGGTAGCGGCTTGCCGTTTCGCGCGGCACTTGGATACCGGGCAAGAGCGGATCAGCCCACTGGTCGAACTCGTCTAGCAGTTTGCCGGTGATGCGCTTCTGGGCCGCGTCTTGGCCCGTCAAGCCCTCTGACAGCACGTTGCGCACCGCCCCGGCTTGCGTTGGGGTCATGGGCTGGCCCGCATAGTCCTGTATCAGCGTCATGGCGCGATTGGTGGGCGTGTCCGTGTCAATCAGCCTGCCTTGGGGACTCATGCGCCCCTCGCGCGTCAGGATGTTGCTGGCGCGCTGCAAGAGGTCGGTGGTGGCGGCGGGGTCGGCAATCGCACCACTAGCCTCAACAGCCGAGTATTGCTGCGCCGCCTTGTCTTTCAACTGCGGAATTGTCGGCACGCTTTCGCGCGCCTGCGTCATCGCACCAGAAGCGAAGGTGTCCGGCAACGCCTTGCCGAGAAGCTGCCCGCCCTTCTGGCCAAGCGCGCCGCCGAGCGCCCCTACTGCGGCACCCTCTAGGCCACCCTGCGTGGCACCATATGTAGCGCCATAGCCGACTTCGGTTGTCATGGGGTTGGCAAGCAGTGCCGCAAGGCGCGGGCTTGCCCCAAGTGCCGCAGAACCGGCCTTTAGCCCTGCACCGCCGAGCATTGTGCCTGCGACACTACCCGCCATTTCACCCATAAATGCCGAGCCGGGGTTCATTTCCCGAATCCGGTTCATGTTGCCCTGCGCGCCCATGAGGCTGATGGGAATGCCAGCGGTCATGGCGTCAGCGAAGCCAGCAACGCCAGCGCCAACGGGGCTTTGCGCTGCGTCATTCAGGAACTGGCCTGCCATACCCATTTCCTGCTCAACAGGCGGGATAGGGTTCACGTTGGCCGGTGTGCCGCCGCGCGCCGCGAAGTCATTGAAGCGTTGCGCGTCCTCAAAATAGGAACCTTCAGGCACCGCGTAGCCATAACGCTCGTCGAACTGCGAGCGGAATGCCGCGTAATCCTGCGGATCAATACGGCCCCAATTCTGCTGGATATAGGCGGCAAGCCCGTCCTGATAATCCTGCGGGATGGGGACAGCTTCAGTCTTGGAGCCCGGAGGCGCGATGGGATCATTGGTGGCCTGCTGCTGTTCCAAGAAACCGCGCGGGAAAGCGGCTTCCAGCGGCTCACCAATGACAAGGTAGGGGTCGACCGCCTGACGCTGCGCCATAGTGCCATACTGCTGCCGAGCCTGCTCGTAAGGCGGCTTGAAGCGATTGACGACAAGGTTGCGCATTTCCTCGCGCAGACGCGCGCGGCCTTGATCTGAAAGCCTGCCAGCACCGTCAACGCCAAACTGACGCTTCACCTGCGTAAGTGTGCGGGTGAAGGCGTCCTCATTGTTGGCAGCAATCGCAAACTCGCCCTCACGCACAACGCTGTTCGGGTCGAGCATACGCGCGAAGTTGACGATTAGGGCTTGGTCGCCCTCGGCTGTGGGGCTGGTCGTCAGCGCGGAGTTATAGGTGCCAAGCGCAACGCCGTAGTCTTGCGCGGCCTTGCTGCCGAAGAACTCCTTACGAAGCGTTGTAGCTACATCAGCGCCACGGTCAGTGCGGTCATAGTTTTCTTCACGGTTGTTGCGCTCAAACTCCTCCCGCTCGCGACGGCGCTTCTCCTCCTCGGCGGGATTGGGGGGCAACACAACTCCGCGCGGGGGCTGCGCGTCCTGCCTGCCCACTTCGACAACGGTTCCGTCAGGCATCCGCTCAAGAATGCGGCCATCAGGTGTTACACGGCGTTCGCCCATCATCGACCTCCAAGCGCGCGGATATTCTTGCGCACGTAATCTTGTGTTTCCTGCGGCATATAGCGGAGCCAGTCATTGCCGCCCCGCTCTAGGGCAGCGTCAACACGCCCTGGGCCAGCATTATAAGCGGCCCACATCCGAGCCACGTCGCCATTGTAGCGTTGCTGCATCTTGGCGAGATATTCCTGACCAACGCGAATATCGTCTTGCTGCGAACCGTTGGATGGGCGGATGCCAAAACCCGGATCGCGGGCGGTAGCAGGCATAACCTGCATCAGGCCACGCGCACCTTTCGGGCTAACTGCGTTTGGATTGCCGCCGCTTTCAGATTGCACCGTTATTGCTGCGAGCCTATCAAAAGCTACCGCTGGCGTTCCCACCAGCGCCTCCCATCGGCTTGGCGTTGTCCCAATCGCTTTGCGGCACAACTGCGGGCTTCTGTGAGCCATACGTGCCTAGATAGTCGTCCATGTAGCCAGTGAACGTCCCGGTTCCACCGGGAATGGGCGCACCCGTCACAATGGGCGGTTGCCCCTGCGCTGTGCGCTGTGCGCGTTGCTGGGCCATCCGGTTATATTCCGGCGTTCCCTTCATAATGCCAGCACGGGCCATATCCTTATCGAACGCGTCCATTTCTTCCGGCTTCATCCGGTTAGCAATTACGCTGCCAACATTGTCACCAAGCAGGCGACCTTGCTCTGGAGTGATCCCCGCCGCGCGCAAATCGGCCTCACGCTGCTGCGCTTCCATAGCCGCCTTCTGCGCCGCCTTGGCCTGCTCGATCGCACGCCCGCGCCCACCAATCAGCATCCCGGTGGCACCGCCCGCGCTAGGGCCGTTTGCCCATGTCGAGAAGCCGTCACCGATAGCGGCAAGTCCTGCGGCCAACGCATCGCGCCCTGTGAACTTGTCGCCGCCCTGCCAGTAGGATTGCCGCTTCTTTTCCTCGTCCTCGGGCTGCTTGCGGGGTGCGCCTGCAACCATACCGAACATGCCACCGGGCATCATCATGGGATTGGGCATTATTGGAACTCCGTAACAAGCACGGTCATGAAGCCGTCGATCTCAGGGCCAAGCGCCTCGGGCTGCATGACCTGCACATCCTGCGCCATCGGGCCGATCACCCAATCATCCGCGTCGATGTATTTGAAGCGGTAGAGCGGCAAGCCGCCGTCCGTCTCGCCAATGCGGGTGATGTTGCGCTTCAGGCGTTCGTCGCAGATTGCGGCAGCACCAAGGTTCGCACCAGCCCCAAGGATGCTTTCGAGCAAGCCGCCCGATTGCGTCTGTGTGCCGGAGCCGCTGGCGTTGATCGTCTGCCCCGTGACGCTGTTCAGCACACCGTTCGGGTTCAGCAAGCCGCCCTGCATCTGCGCGATTTGGAACGGCAAGAGCTGGTTGTATTGGTCGATGCCGTAGAGGTTGTTGCCGATGTTTTGCTGCGCACCCGCTGCCGCGATTTCGTTCTGTGCGAGCGCGTTGGCATTGTTGCCCAACAGACCCGCCGCCTGAAGCTGACGGGCCAAGGCTTGATCCTGCTGCGAGGCGTTGAACTGCGCGTTCTGGTTGGCGAATTGCGCGTTCTGGCTGCCCGCCTGATTGGCGAAGCCGAGGTTCGCAAGGCCGGTCTGCTGTTGCAGGCCCGCATTGAACTGGCTCTGGTTGTTCGCCTGCCCCGCGTTGAACTGCGAGGTGTTCGTGCCAAGCTGGGCGTTCAGGGCGTTCGCTTGGTTCTGTGCCGCCGCGCCAAACTGTGCCGCGTTCTCATTCATGCCAGCCTGCGCCAAGCCATACTGACCCAGCAAGCCGGTGTTGAACTGGCTCATGTTGTTCGCAGCCGCTGCGTTCTGCATGGCGGTCTGCTGATCGAACTGACCCTGCTGCAAGGCGAATTGGTTGTTCGCGTTCGCGCCGAACTGTGCCGCCTGATTGTCGAACCCGGCTTGCGTGAGGCCATACTGCGCAGCAACGCCCTGATTGGCGAGACCGGCCTGCTGGTTAAGCTGGGCCTGCTGCATCCCGTATTGACCCAACAGACCGGCATTAAACTGGCTGTTCTGCGTCCCCATCTGCGCGTTTGCGAGGGCGACCTGATTGGCCATCTGCGCGTTCGAGAGGCTGGCCTGCGTGCTGTTGTTGGCGTTGGCGATGCTGGCCTGCGTGCCAAGCTGGGCATTGGTCTGCGATGCGCCTTGGTTGAACTGGCCTTGCGTAATGGCAAACTGGTTCACCGAGTTGGCGTTGTCGCGGCCCGCTGCCTGTTGCGCATCGGCGTTACGAATGCCCAACTGCTGCTGAAGCTGGCTGTTCAACCCGCTGATCTGCGTCTGGTTGGCGGCGTTCGAGATGTTCGTCTGCGTGCCAATCTGCGCGTTGAGGTTGTTGGCGTTCTGACGGTTCGTGGTGTCGTATTGCGACATCTGCGCCGCGTTGAGGAACGCTTGGTTCTGAAGCTGGGCCTGCTGGGTTGCCCGCGCACGCGCCAACTCTCCCTCGGTGATGGCTTCCTGCACACCGAACCGCGAACCGGAAAGCGAGCGATTGGCCGCGCCGCTCGCCGCCTGTTGCGCACGCACCCGCGCTGCGTTCTCGTCAAAGTCGGCAAGCGTGGTATCAACAAGCGCAGCCGTGGCGGGGTTCTGGTAATCGCTGAAGTTGGACAGCATGGACTCAGCACTGGTCTGCTGGGCCGCTGCCTGCGCTGCTTGGGCAGGCGTGCCACCCTGTGCGATCACCGCCTCATAGACTTGCGCAGGGGGCAACTTCGCCGCCTGCATCTTGGATGCCGACGCGCTACCCGCCGCCCCCTGCGAAGCCGTCGCTGTTTGCGCGGTCGCGGTCGGAGCCGAACCCAACTGCGCAGCCTGCACCGTAGGGGCGCTACCCACACGCGGGGCCTGATAGCCCTGAGCCTGACCCAGCGTTGTCCCCTGAGCCTGCGTCAGAAGCCCTTGGGGCGCGTTCCCGAGCGTCGGTGCAAGATACCCCTGCGCGGTCGCTTGCGTTGCCTGAGCGGTCTGTGCGGGGCCTGCATTGGCCGATGTGCCGAAGGTGGGGTTGTAAGCGGCCCATCCTGCCGTATTGGCACCTGCGCCAGCCACGTTTTGAGCAATGGCATTCGACTGCCCCAAGCCTTCACGGCCCGCGCCGAAGTTAGCCGCTGCTGCGCCAGCCTGAAGCTGCAAAGCATTTGCCGGGGCTTCGAAGTCCTGGGGATCGACGCCCATCAGCCCGCCAACGGTGTTGTAGTAGTTCTGCACCGGAGCTTGGGCATAGGCAGGCGTATTGGGGGTCGTTACCGCCGTCTCTTTCGAGGTCGTGGTTGTTTTTTTCTTGCCCATATTACAGCGCCTTAGTTAGAATGCTTTGCTCATGCGTCCATTCGCGCCACACCCGCTGCCAACCCGGCCGGCCGATGATGCGCAAATGCGTGGCAAACGGTGCAGCCCATTGGCTCACCGCTGGTTCGATCACGTTTGTCAGAGACTTCCTGCGGCCCGCCGCCGCCAAGCTATCGACCGTCACAGCGCCGCCGGGGTGCCGGACAATCTCGGTCACAAGTGCGGCGTGACCGTCGCACCAGAATTGCGCCTGCCCCTCGGCAAGCTTTCGGTCTATTTCCTCAATCGGCATAAAGGCGGGGTCGTTTGCCCCTGCCAACCTGTCCCGCCACGCGGCGTAGCTATCTGGCACCCGCCGTAACCACATCGAAGGCAGGCTTCCCGAGCCGCATACCGCCCGTCGCGCCCTCAAACCGCAAAGCAGCAATCCGGCCCGTGGCGCGGAAGTCTCGTTTCGCCGCCCCAACCGGCAAGGTGTAAGGCCCGCGCTCTCTCACCGTCCCTTGCGGATGCTGGCGCACCTTGACCGTCATGTTGATCGTGGAGCCCTGAAACTCGAAGTCAGGCCACACGCCGCGAATGAATAGGTTCTCTTGTGCAACCCCTAGGTATTGGTCGCTGCTTTCCACGAACCAATTCAGCGCCGAGCCGTTCGCGGTCGTCCCGGTTTCATGATACATCACCAAGCCAGTGCCTGCCTCGACCTTCAGGGGAGAACTGGCGACCCCTGCGTCAATCGCAGCCGTGCGCCCCATCTGTCCCCGGAACCATGTCCCGTCCAAGGTCGAGAGCGCGACATAACGGCTGTTCTCCTGCCCATCGCGTGCGTCAGGATAGTGCCACCAGACCTCACCATAAATGCTGACGGTCGTGGCAATGATCTTCTCACGCTGCGCGAATTGCAGGTTGTCCTTGAAGTCGTTCCTGATGGGGCAAGCGAGGATTTGCGGCGCTGCTCCCGGCGTCCACTGCCGGAACTGAAGGTCATTGCTGATCCAGAATGCGGTTTTGCCGACAATCGCCACGCTGTTCGGGCCGATAGCGCCGCAATTCTCAGCCACGCGGTCAAAGCGCCATGCCTGCCCGATTTGGCCTATGAACTGCCCTTGATAAAGGGCGTTATCCGTCCACACCATGACGTAAGGGCCAAGCAGTGCCGCAGCGACGATGCGCCCGCCGCCCTCTAGGATAACCTCACCAGCATTGTTGCCGGTGCCAGTCGCCCAAATAGTGATGTTTTCAATGTCACTAAAGCGGATGCAGAGCGGATTGTAATCCCCGCTAACCTCCTCGTTGCACCCAAGGGCCATGATTTGCCGTTGCGGCACTGTCAGCGCGAGAGTGCAACGCGCCGGAGCGTTGGTAAGCGGTTCCGCAACATCGCCAGTGTCGTTATTCCAGACGTTAATGGTTTCGCCGGATGCGCAGGCAATCAGGCTCTCGCCATAATTGGACAGTGACCAAGTGCGCGGGCCTGCCAGCGTGCGGGGCGTGCCGTAGGCTTCCTCGCCATAAGGCCCACCGCCGTAACCCGGCCCCGGCGCAGCATCAATCGAACCCGCCGTCAAACCGGAAGGCGTGATGTCGTAAAACGCCCCGCCGATATACACCTGCAAGGCGCTGTGCGTGCCGAACGCGATATTCAGCGTCCCGGCGTTGTTCGTCCATGCCAGCATGTTCCGGCATACGCCCGTCAGAGCGGTAGTGGCGAGCGATGACCAACCGCCGATAGCTTCAGCCTGCCCACGCCAAAAGCGCGTGTTATTGCCGTCTGCCCAACGCCCCGGCGTGATGAATGTGGTGTCGTCCGAGACGATACCTGGCGGGATGGCAAAGGCGGTGCGGGCCATTACGACCAATCGCTCGACGCATAAGCGGTCGGCCCACCGAGGCGCGTGATCCTCATGTAGGAGCCCGCCTTGACTATGGCTGCTGCCGCTGTGTTCAGTGCAATTTCAGGGACTAGCGTCCCGGCGCCCGTTACCTTGAAAACACCGTTCAGATACGCAACAAGTCCCGTTGATGTAGTCCCGACACCCGCCACGCCTGACAGAGACGCGCCAGTCATCACGCTCCAATTGGGGGAGCCCACAAAGCCGGTGCCGCTAGCGTCCAACCCAAAGGCCGTAGCGTAAACGCCCGAAACGGTAGCCGAACCACTTCCAAGCAAGGAAAGTGTAGCAGAACCGCTTGTGGCGCTCATATCCGTTATACGAAAAGCAAGCTCAAAGTGATAAATGCCGGTGGAAAGCGTTACTGTGTCCCCATCTGCGTCAGCATCGAAAAGGGACTGGGCATTCGTGGTGCTGCTAAGCGTGTTGTCCGCATTCAGATACATGTAGTTGCCACCCAGTTCAGCCGCGACAAACGCAGTCGTGGCAATCTGGGTAGTGTTAGTTCCGCTAGATGCGGTCGGGGCCGTGGGAGTGCCCGCAAGGGCAGGCGAGGTAGCGAATACCAGAGCGCCAGAACCCGTCTCGCCCGTCACCGCCAAGGCTAGGTTCGCAGATGTGGGAGACGCAAGGAATGTCGCCACACCCGAACCAAGGCCGCTGATCCCTGTGGAAACGGGCAAACCGGTGCAATTTGTCAGCGTACCGCTTGTGGGGGTTCCCAGCAAGGGGGTGACAAGCGTGGGCGAGGTCGCGAACACCAGAGCGCCAGTCCCGGTTTCATCCGTAACAGCGGTGCGAAGATTGGCGCTGGACGGGGCGCTCAGAAAGTCGCCAATGCCCGTCCCAAGCGAACCCACACCGTCGAACACTGCCGCCGAGATTTGGGTGTCGACATAGCTTTTGGTCGTCAGGTGCCCCGAAGCCGTGGGCGTGCCGGTCGTGGTCAGCAGGTCGCTGCCAAGGTCAAGCCGCGCCGTGCGGTAGATGTTCGTGCCGTCCGTGAACACCTGCTCAACATTGCCCGAAGGGATCGACACGCTGTTGGTGCCGTTACTCACCACGACTGCGCCGCTTGAACCGTTGCGGAAGATGTAGTTCTTCTGCACAGCCGGGATCGTCACGGTGCCACCAGTGCCGCCCGTGATATTCTGCACGCGCATACGGGCTTCGTCGGCTGCGTAGTTCACGCTCGTAAGGGTCTTGCTGCCAGACAGCGTGTAGCTTTCCACACCATCCGCCGCTGCGTCCAGCAGGTCTATTACGTCGTTGAGCTCCGCGCCCCAGACGTTAGCATTCTCGCCTGTAGCCTGCTTTTCAAGCCGGTTGCGAGTGGTTGCGGTTGAAGGCATAGCCTACCTCTCAATAATAACGATGGTCGCGCCAGAGGCAGCGGTAAGGGTCAACGTCCGGCCTGCGATGGTGTAATCACCAACCCGCAAGGCCCCGTTCTCGAACACCGTCACGCTGTCCACACCGATACCCGTGCGCGGCAACGTGATATCCTGCGAAGCGGCTGTTCCGGTCGCAGTCACGACAAAGCCGGGAGTGCGCGCCTCCCGCAAAGCTTGCTCAATTGACCGTGTGAAATCGTCTAGCCAAACCGGCCCATCAGCCGGAACCAGAAGCCTAGTCATAGTAGATGTTGAACCGATGGCCCGAGCGCCCGCCGTCATCAGGCATCCGCAACGGCGCAACCAATCGCTTGGCCGTGTCACTGCGCAGACGCTGCAACGCTTCAGCCGCCGCGCTGCCGTATAGCTGAACACCCTCAGGGTCGCGGAACACATCGCGCGCCAAGGTCATCTTTGCGCGGTTGCTAATCAGACTCTCGCAAGTGGTCGTCCACACGTTGCTATCTGCATCCGTGGCGGGCGCGACATTCGACAGGACGCCTGTGAACTCCAGGACGTAAACCTTGTCGGGAACGGGCCAGAACCTGATCTGGTCGTTATAATACGCGTAATAACGCGGCTGCGCGAACACGCCGTCTTGCAGCTTCTCCAATTCAGGAAGCGTCAACTCACGCAGTTCGACATAGACCTCCGGGAGCGTAATCTTGTCGATCCGCTTGATCTCGACCGGGATGTCCATTGTCACGGATGCAGCGGTGCAATTCGCGCGCATGACAATGGCGCTGAAATAGAAGCGCTCGTCGGTGAAAAACTCGATTGCCTCGCGAACGTGCTTATCCAGCGTGGCAGACAGTTCGTCGGTCAGGTCTTGCCTGTCCATTTCCAGCGCGATGCGCGCCTTCAACTCGCCAAGGGTCGCCATCAGGGGTCACGCCTCACGAAGCGCCCGCGCTCGTCACGGTCGGTGAGTTGCGACAGCTTGGTCAGCTTGGGGCTGACGTAAAGCCACATGGCACTAGCGCCCACAAGCGCGCCGCCGATGAAGCTGATTGTCTCGGTCATGGCAGTGCCTTTCGGTAGGAAGGGGGCCGAAGCCCCCAACCCAATTTTTAGGACGAGGCGATAATGCCCAGCGCCTTCAGGCGGGTATCGACCGCACGCACCCACGTAATGAGGGCATCGGCCTGCGCTTGGCTGTAGCCAAACGGGGTGGTCGAGGTTGCAGCGGTAGCCGCCGGAGCGGTGACAGTGGTCGGCTGAACCACCGGATCAGCATTGAAGAAACCGACCTTATCGGTAGCGGAGCGGCCCAGAACAACGCCATCGTCGTTGCCGGTGCCAAGATATTCAACAGCCATGTGGAAGTCCTTTCAAAGCGAAAGGGGCGAGCCCTTAAAGCCCGCCCCAAGCGATTAGTTCATGTGCAGACGGGTCGCCAACTGCGGACGAAGCGTCTTGTAACCGTACAGAACATCAAGACGGCAAGGGAACTTGTCGTTATTGATGTCATACGCACGGACAACACGCATCGAAATGCCGTCGAAGACTTCACGCGCGGCAAAGTCCACGCCCTTCGGCATCACAAGGTCAGCGGTCGCAAAGGTGAACGCATCCTTGTGATACAGCAGCGAAGTGCCGGTATCCGCCGAGGCAGTGCCTGCCACAGTCACGGTCTTGCCCGAGCCAGCACCCACAATCGTGATGTTCTGGCGCGGCCCCGAAGTGGTCGGGGTCGGGCTGACAGCAACCGAGGTCGTCCCCGCAGCCGTCGCGACGAACTGCTGAAGAACGCCGGTCGATTGCTTGGTCTCGGGGTGAACCGAGAACACGCCGTCGATGGTGAACACATCGCCCGCGTTGATCGTGCCAGAGCCGCCCGAGAGGGTGACGGTGGCAGTTCCCGAGGTGATGCCGGTCGAGGTGTTGCAGACGTAGGACGCCGCAGCACCGCGCGTGTGACCCGGCCACATGGTGTTTTCCATGAAGTCGAAGCCAGCGACCTTGCCCATGTAGCCTTCACGGTACTGCTTGCCGATGTCGGACTGGTGGTTGAACAGCGTCTTGGTGTCCTTCACCAGATCGGCCATGTCGAGCGAGTTGAGGTTCGCAGTCCGGTCGCCCATCGGGGCCAAGGCACGCTGCAACAGGGTGCGACCGTCAAGGATGTCGTTGTAGGTCAGCGCGTTGTTGCTGTCCCACACCGAGTTGTACACATCCTTGTACATGTTCATCGCATCGGCTTCGATGTTCGCCGCCAGAACCGACATAGCCGGGTCAAGCACGCGCTTGCTGAAGTCGTCCAGCGACAGGGTGAGGTCAACACTGGTGAAGTTCAGGTCAACGCCCTTCTGGGTGGCAACCTGAAGCGTGGTGCTGATTTCCGAAGTGTCCTGAACGTCCAGCGTCGGGCCGGTGCGAACCGAATATTCGTTCGGAAGGCGGATTTTCAGACTGTCGCCAATCTTTGCGCCCGACTTGGCAAACGAGTCATCATACTGACGGTTGATGCTGCCCACGAAGTTGAGCTTCTGGTGCAGAATTGCGAGAGCCGCACGCGTCACAGCGGTCGGCGTAAGAAGTGTATTCGCCATGATAAAAAGTCCATTTAAAGGAGGGCCGACGCTTCACAGCGTGGGTGATCCGGTGTTTATGCCTTGGCGCGTTTGGCGTTGAACTGCTTAATCCACTGGTCAGTGCTCATGCGATCATCGAGCTTGCCCGCCGAAGGAGTGCGCCCGCCTTTCACACTTGCCGCTGGCCGGATGGCCTGCTGTGCCTCTGCCTTTTTCGCCACACGGTTAGCCTGTTGCTTACCGATGCCTTCCATTGCGTAGTGCAATGCGATGACCATTCGCGGGTCGTCGATTGACGCAAGTTCGGCACGGCTGAAGCCAAGCTGCTTTTCGCCGAAGTTGAGGATGGCTGTTTTCTTGTCCTCGCCCCAGCCTGGAATCTTCTCAGCTAGTTCGGCCTGGCCCTTTTGCAGTCGCTCGAAGGCTTCCCTTTGCTCCTGCAATGTGCGCTGTTGCGTCATCTGCTGATAGGTTTGAACCGCGCCTTCGCGTTCGTCCTTCAACTGCTGATATTGCATCCATGCCTGATTTGCCGCAGTCGGATTTTGACGGCTCCACGCTTCCCAATCGACCTTCTTGAATTCGGCAACAGCTTCATCAATCGACTCGATCCGGGCGCGGGCCTTCAACTCGCTTTCAGTCTGTTGCTGCCATTGCTCTTGGGCGGCTGCGATAGCCTTCCGTTGCTCTGCCAGTTCCTGCGTCTTGCGGGTGTAATCCGCCTGCATCAGGAGCTCGTCCTTGAGCTCCTTCGGCACCGCATACTTCTTGCCGTTCCGCTCGACTTCGACCAGTTCATCGTCCGGTTCCTCAACAGGATTGCCGTCCTCGTCTAGTTCGGGTTGGTCGTCATTCTCGGTTTCGTAAGTGTCCAGCGCCTCATCATCAAGCGCGGCTTCGACTTCCGGGGTTTCCGGATTGGTCTCGTCCATCATTGTTTGCAGTCCTAGGGGTCAACGCTTCACAGCGTGGTTGGTAGCTGTCCCATCCCGAACGGATCGGTTGCAGCCATCTGCACCTTTGCCATGTCGGCATTGGCGCGGATTACGTCAGCCTGCGCCTTGGTCTGCGCGGCCTGTGCCTTGGGCATTTCGACGTTGAGCATCTTCGCCTGCTCAAACGCGTTGTTGGCCTTCAAGGCTTCGTTCTCTTGCGTCAGACGCTGCAATTCCTGCTGCATCTGCTGAACCTGTTGAATGACCTCAGGCGGGATTTGCGGCTGTTGCGGGGCCTGCTCTTGGCCTGCCGACTGTTCCAGCAAGTCCGCCGCCTTGTCAGCACCCGGCCAATCGCTGTTCCGCAGGTACATCGGGCCGAGGATCGTCGCCGCATCGGGATAGGCGCGAATAATCTCCACCAGTTCGGCACGGGTCTGTTCGCGCTGGGTGGTGAACGAAGGCCCAGCCTTGACGGTCAGGTCGTACTTGCCAGCGGTAATGTCAAAGATGCGCGCAATCGCCTGCCCCTTAGCCTGAATTTGCGCCATCATTTCCTGTTGCTGTTCAGGCGGTGCAATCGCCACGTTCTCCGGTGCCATGTCCTCGCCTAGCACCCGCACAATCCGCGCCGTGCTGTAAACCTTGGGGATGAGGTCAAGCAAAATGCGCCCTGCATAGCGGATCGAGCGCGAAAGGTTGTCGATGAAGTGGAAGGTGGAAACGTCACCCTCGCGCTGCCTAATCTCAATCGCGCGGCCACTGGTTTCGTTCGACCGCGCGCCCAGCGAGGCGTCATAAATGCCGATAATGGCCTTCATGTCGTCCTGCGCCTGCAACGCCTGCTGAATTGCGCCAGCGGGCGGGCCTGCGAAGGGTTGACGGGCCGGGGCTTCAGGGCCGTCATACTCAATGAACGGGTGCGAATAGTGGTTCGCAGTGCTCCACTTATCAATGTCGCTGTCAAACGCGCCCTTGGGGCCGATAAACGGTGCTTTGGGTGCCAGCGCGATCAATTCGGTGGTCGTGGTGCGCCAATAGTTCAACTCACGCTGTGCGTCCTTGGCGTTCGAGATAAGGCTATAGAGGTTGCGCTTGCCCTCGCACCACACCTCGTCGCCATAGACCGGCACAATCGGGATATACTTACCGGGCCACTCCACTGTTTCCAGCACTTCCGCGCCGGACATGACGTATTGCGTCACCTTGTGCGACTTGACCCGGCGAGGCTGGCCCACAGGCACAACGCCCATGTCAGCGAGCCCGGTGTCCTCGTATTCGTCCAGTGCAATCGTGGTGTCATTCGACAGCATCACGATCTCGCGCTCGACTTCCTCACGTTTCCAATACTCGGCAACCATGACCTGATCGCCGTCCATCCAAGGTGCGGGCAGGCCGGAATAGCCCAGCGCGTCCCAATCAACCGCATCCTTGCCCTTGTATTGCTTTTCGAAGTCGTCCTTCTGCATCATCTTCACGATGAAACAGCAATTCCAGTCGCTCCCGTCAGCCGCCGTGCTTTCGGGGTCGCCATACACGGTGAACGGATCGGCAATCCGCTCAATGATGATGTCCTGGTCGAACGTGTCGTCGCTGGTGTAGCTGGTGTTGATGCGGAAATAACCGAACCCGCCCGATACCGCGCTTTCAATCGCGGTGTCATAGGCGATG